TGTTCTAACCGCGATAGACCACTTTTTACCCAATCTTGATTTTCGTTTCTTTTCTTTTGTTTCAAGAGAATCTTTGTGTCCTTTCTTGAATTGAGTATTAGGAGAAAAACTTTTACCCTTAAAAGCAGTTCTTTTTTGTTCTAACACCTCTGGATTATTTCTATAAAAGTTCTTTACATTTTCACTGTTAAGTTTTCTATATTTTTCAGTGCGAATGTAATTTCCTCTTTTAGACATAAAATTAAACAATTTTAATTAACTAATAATTACTAGGCACGGTCTTGCCGAGTAATAAAGCGACCACGAATTTTTTTGTCATCTGCTGCACCAATAATACCAATCTGCATAAATACTGCGGCATCAGAAGTTGAATCTGTGCCAGTATTATTAACCGTATTTTCATCAGTTAAAACCATTCGTTCATAATCCATACTTACATTGCTTGCAGATGCGGTTCCCGCTGAATACTCATCATTTTCGGAAATCTTTTGAATTAAAATAGAAGTCTCCGCCGTAGTTGCGGCTTCAACAGCCACTCCAGCTAAATCTTCAGCTGAAGTAGATGAGGTGGCAAGAATAGCCACATTATTACTTCTATCCCAACACAATAAATCTCCCCTAACAACAGTGATAGAACTGATTTTTACTCGTTCATATCCAGCATCTCCGCCGCTTATGCGTTCAAAAGTTGCCATAGGTAAATATCACAAGATCTTCCTTGCGTTTAATCTTGTGAGATTAGGTTAGTAATTAAAAATCAGAATCCTCAAAATCTTTGAACATCTTCCTGACCGTAGGGTCAGTAGGGGCGTTTGATTTTCTTTGGGGTTCAGATTTTATTCCACCTGCGTGAGAAACACTTTTAATCTTTTGGATTTGAGCGTTTCTTTGTGCGGGAGTTACTCCTTTGCTAGGAGTTTCGCCAAATTCCTCGGCAACATCACGATGGACTTTTTCAAAAATTCTAGTAAGTTCTTTTGTTGGCTTACCCGCAAGATTATAGTCTTGCTGAAGAATTCTCTTAAAAGTATTCCATCTGACATCTTCAAGGTCGTTGGCAGGTTTATATTCAGGGTGAGTGTCTATAAAAGAATCAAGAGTTTCGTTGCCTGACTGAACATAAAGCTCATCAGATTTAACATAACCTTTTTTCTTTCCGATGACATCAAAAACTACTTCTAGTTGTTTGATTTCCTCTTCAGAATAAACCTCTTTCAACTGCTCATACTCCTCATTTGTTATGGGAGTAGGAGTAGATTTAATAAGTTCTTCTTTACCCCGAATTTTCTCCCTAAGAACTTCAATTTGCTTACGCAGAATAAGTTCTCTGGGACTTTCTCCCTCTACAGGTTTAGGTTGTTTAAGAGCTAGAGGTTCCTCTGGAAGTTCTTCTAGAGGTTCCTCTGGAGCCGGAGATGATTTAGCTCCTGATTTTAGTTCTTCTATTTCCTCTTGGGTGGGTTCTTTTTCAAGAATAGGCACAATTTGCGTATCATCGCCTTCCTCACCTTCTTTAGGAATAATAGTTTCTGAAATCTCATTTACATCTCCCTCGTTTGCTTTTGGCATATTTTTTACATCACATTTATTACACCCCTGATGAGGGGAGACCAAAAAGCCACTAATCTTCCGAAAAGTGGCTTGAACCCAACCCTGACAGGTAACTTGGAGGTAAACCTTATCAGGGTCAGATTCAAACCCCCTTGCGGGAGTCCTCCAAGTTAGTAGCGTATTTAATAATTAAAGACCTTTTAATTTCTTTCTTAACTCAATAACAACAATATCAGAACCGCTAAATTCGCCCTTCTTATCTTTATCTTCAATTCTTTTCATAAGATATTCAACAATAAATGGGTCAACTATAATTTCTTTATCTAGTAAAATTGTTGGATTCCAGCTCACAAAACTTTTGGTTTTATCAGTCGCATCAGGAGTAACTTTATATTCAATAGCTGTCTTATCTTCAGGAGAAAGCACTATTTGTTTGATTTCTTCTAAAACAATACTAAGTTCGTCAAGAGTCCCCTTAAATTGATTGAGTTCAGTTGTAATGTATATTCTTTCACTTGCGGACAGTGCTAAATGTTTTTCTTTTTTCATTATAATGGTTTTAGTTTCAATACGCAGAACTTGACCAGTTTCTGCCCATCTTCTTCTGATAATCTTTTTTGCTTAACTTTGATTTCTAAATTATATTCTTTGCCTATTTCCCACTCCTCTGCTTCAGGAATACTCTTAATCGGAACCTCAAATGAGGGAAGTGAATGGTCGGTGTCATACATAACAGTATTACTATTACTGGTTTTAATTGCTCTCATTATTCCTGTTGATGTTCTAATTTCTTTTGGCATTTTAATATAGTCTAGATATAGTTTAGATTTTTAATTATATACGCAGTGCTATTTTTCTATTGTAATGCATCTCATTAGCAACCAACTTACAATACTTTTCTATTGAACCTTCTATGTCGTGAGAATCTAAAACTTTATGGCGAATATCCCTCTTGTAAAAAGTTTTATGAGCGTCTTGAACATTAGATAGATGTAATGGAACTTCTATCTTAAAATTCACGCCCTTCAACATTCCCTTAAATCCATCAGACATTTCAAAATACTTTTCAAAGATTTCTTGGTATTCTGGAGCAATTGAATCAAGATTATGTATGACCTCTTCATTTGATGGGCTATTTGAAACATTGCCTGCGTCAGTCTTTTTTTCTGCTCCAACAGTCATTACTCGTCTTTCAGGTTCTTTTTGATTGACTAGAGTTTCGAGAACTCCGACAATTTTATTTAATTTGTCATCGTTAGAAGATTGGAATTGCTCAAAAGACTCTTTACTAACAAAATTATCAGCTTTTTTTGCTCTGGCAACTTCACGAGCTTCTTTTAGTTTTGCTTTATGTTCCTCTGTCATTTAATTTGATTATACTATAACTAATAATTACGACCAATTCAAGGTGTTAATAACTTTTTGAAGTTCTCTGGGATTTGTTTAACAGATGAGTCTGAGAATACTAATTTCTCATATTCTCCCTTTGGAATTGCGTAATTATACGGAAATGTGATGAATTGTCCTTTTTTAATGTTTTTCTGTGCTTTTACCTTAATCAACCTGCGTATCATTGTCAATTCTGTGTCTTTTACGGGAATAAGGTCGGTCATTTGTTCTTCATTGGCAAACAAGAAAAGTAGGGTGTAAAGGTCATCTCTAGACATTATAACCTCTTTTCCACCAATAATGAACTTGAACATCTTGCAAGGAGTTACCGCCTCATTCCAGTTAGCCAAAATAGTGAGTCCGTTTTTTTTATATTCAAAAAAACTATCAATCATCTAATTTCATTACTCTATCTTCTAATTCTAACATAAATTTTTGCAAGTGTTCTTTTCCTCCCTCATTATAAGCCGCCCACCAAATTGTTTCAAACTCATTAGCTTTTTTTATGGAAGATTCTAAAAAATTTCTTTTAAGATAATCCTCAAAGACAATTTCAAACGCACCCCATCTTGGGTCTTGCATAAGTTGTCTTATTTGTTTGAGTGTCTGTTTATCCATTATTCATAATCCCAATTACTAAAAGTTTTCATTGCGACCATTGTTATTAAAATAAAAAATATCCATTTCATACTCTGGGTTTAGCTATTTCTGCAACTGTTTTTCTCGCGCTGTTAGTAATCTCATTCTGTGGAACTACTTTATTCGCTCCCTTTCCTCCAACAAATAGAGGAGGCCCTTTTTGTAATATACTTTGTTGTTCTTGCTGCATCATTTGCTGTTGTTGCATCATCATCTCTTGTTTATACTGTTCGGGATTTTCCATTGCTTTAATTACTTCATCAGGCAACCAAAGTTTAGGTTTCTCATTCTGAATTTCAAGTATCTGAATAACTGGTTTTGTAAGAGCAATGGCTAAATCAACATCTTGTTTAATTGCAAACGAGATTTTCTCAATCGTTGGTGTGATGAGATTGTATAATTCTAATTTTCTTTGTCGCTCTAATTCTGGGGTTGGAGATAATACTGATTTTGGGTCTATAGTAATCATTCCTTCCCAATCAAGAGATTCTAAAGGTAAATTTTCTCCAACTGTAAAAAATTGATTATCTTTTGATTCTATGAGAGTTCCTTCTCTATCTTCTAGCGCCATTTCAAAGTTAGGATAAAAATCTCCTTGAATCTGTTGAGGTTGTCCTGTTTCATCCATTTGTGTTGGTGTTATATTGTGAGCAAATCTTCCTGTTTCTTCAACATAAGATTGCAACTCATTTTCATCAGCAAAACTTTTTACTTCAGGAATTGAATAACACTGTTTCATCCAAGCAAGAGAGATAAACGCTTCTTCTTCTAACATATAAGCGATATTTTTAAGAGGAATTGACAAGCGTTTTAGGGCAGAATCTTTGGCGTGTAAAGTTTCACCAAGAGTTTTACCTTCTATCTCACCTTGTAGTGTGGGGGTTATGCCAGTCATCTCATCCATATCTTGTTTAATTTTTTCTATTGCTTCATTACCCCGATTGTCGTATTTAATTATAACTTGCTCAACACTTGTTCCTGCCGCCTTTTGTTTAATAAGAGCCGGTGAAATTACGAAATCACCTTGACCTGTAAGACCTCCGGCACCCGTGTAAAACAACATTGGATAAATAGACATTACCATTTGGTCTACATTCATATTTCTAATTCTATCGTAGAGAACCTTATCGTTACGGATTATTTCATACAAACCAATTCCATAAGGAGTCTTGGGGTCTCTAATATGCCAGATACTCCACCAACAAGATAGTTTCTTTTTGTCATTTGGAAGTGGCGCGTAATAAAGAATAACGTCTTGAGCGGGAATTTTTATGGCGTATAAATCCTTATCAACACTTTCATAAAATCCAACAGTTACAATATCTTGTCTTTCGGTTTCTTCACCCTCAATCGGCTCTTTATTGCTTTTATTTACATACTTTATATTTTTATAATCTCCAAACTCAATTAAAAATGAATCCCAAGAATAATCTTTTTCATAATACCAATCTCCCATACTCCAAGGGTCTACAAGATTAGTCATATCGTCAATCCAAGTTTTATACGGGTCTAGTCGTTCTCTGAATATATCATTGTATTGGGTGATATTTACATCATCGTATTTATTCTTTTCAGGATGGTCGTCATTGACTTCAATCAGAATTTTACCTTTACGCTGAATAAAACGAGGATAAGTTCTTCCAATTCCCCAACCATATTTAGCAATGTCAAAGATAACAGTTTTAAGTTGATGTTTAGAACGACCAATATCCCAACTTCTTTTCCATAAAGAATAGGCAAGAGCAGTATTCTTTTTATATTTCTCGTTTAACGCTTTGAAAATTGCTTCTGGATTTTGGTCTATTAAAATTGAAAGAGCAGTTTGAATTTTTGCCATTAAAATTGGTTCTGAAACATCGGAACGCCAGTTATCTCTCATATCTCCAATAGGAACAACCCTTGAACCTCTTAATCCTTTAATTTCATCTTGAATCAGCATTACTGAACTTGATTTTCCTTCTCGTAAATTATGAGGTATATATTCTCTGTCTGCATCTTTCATTAACTGCTTGAAATTGAAATTTCCTAGAATGTTATCTTTAGTTTTTTTAAGAATGGGTATGCGCTCTCGTAAGTATTGTTGAACATCTAATTCTTCCCCTTGAGGATTATAGTTTTCTACTATACGATTTTCTTTTTTGATGTTTTTGGGCAAATCATTTCTCCAGTTTTGTTAAAATTTATTATTATTTATTACATATAGTTACTTTGACTTATTGATATTTTGTCTTTTTTGCCGTATAATTTCTCTAAACGATTGATGACAAGTTCTTCACTCCGAGTTTTGGCTTCTGGTCGTATAAATTCTTTGGGGGCGTTTCTTCTAATTTCATAAGCAATCGCAGTTGCCATAATTTCGTCATCGTGCTTACTACTCATTGCTTCTGGTCTTCCCATTTTATTTCTTACAAAGGTCAAACACTCATTTAGAAAATCTTTATTTGTCCAAATGTCAGGATAATTATACAACATTCTCTGAAGTTCGGAAAGTATGTAGGGTCTTGTGCGTTCGTCTGTTTTGAAACCTACTTTAGATGACACCCGATTAGTAATATCATCTATTGCTTCCCGAAAGTAAAGGTTGGGGTATGCTCGTTTGTAAAGTTCAGTATTTACCCAAAGACCATCCTTGTTCACCTCAATTCCAGTATATGCTTGATTATACCACATACCTAGAGCAAAAGAAACACCAACAAACTCATCTGGGGGTATTTTGGCGTTGAATTTAGCCACTGTCTTGAGTGTTTTATTGTCTATAACCACTAAAACGCTAGAATCACCGTCTATCAAGCCCTCTGCGGTATCTCCTCCTATCGTGTATGAAGCATAAGCAACAGGATATTCCCAAATTTTTAGTTTCCCGTCAGTATGTTGAGAAAATTCTGGAGTTCCGTCTATAAAAGAAATTGAACCTATTATTGGGTCAGGCGCTTTATTGATATATTCTAAAATCTTACTGTTGTCAAAATAAGAAGTTCCTGATGAAATAAACGCCTCATTTGCAGTTTCGGGATATTCCTGCCTAAGCATATTCTTATCAACGAACTCTGATGCTATTATACCAAACTCCTCTGGAGAATAAAACTCTCTCCAACCATAGAATCTTGATTTATATCTATTCTCTCCTTTTACTGCTTTATGCCATTGAAGTTCATAATAATTTCCATAGCCGTTTGCAGTTGATTCACTAAATATCCAACCTGAATTTATATCTACCTGCCGTGAAGTTCCATCTATGATTTCTCTAGCAGTTATTCTTTCTAAATCAGGATAGTGGGCAGACTCTGTAAATAAAAGTTTTTGCAATACACCACCCCTACCAGCTACTCTAGCACTGGCTGTTCCACAAAAAAATCTAGCGTCATTCCGTCTAATTACTAATTCATTACCATTATCCACACTCCAAATATCTTTAGGGTTTTCTATTTTCCACAACGAATAATAAGCAGATTCAACAAATAATCTATATCTTTTTGAAAATGTTTTAGTGGCATCGTCTTTATAACTTATCACTTGGGTTTCAGTGGGGTTGTTTTGGGTTATATCATCTACCGCAAAAAGGGCAAGAATTAAACTAGAAAACCCCTCTCTCCTTGCTTTAAGTATTATTTCACGAATTGGAGTAGATAATCCCCTGTTTTCTATGTCGTAATCTCGGCAGAGTTCGTTGTAGTATTTCAGTTGTGTTCTGTTTAGTAAAAACCTAATCAATTTCCCTTGTTTAGGTTCATCAATCTTAAAGTTTTCTTCTATGAACTTTCTATATTTCAAATCATTTCTCCAGTTTTGTTATTCTCTATAATCATCATAATCTTCAATAGTATATTTGATTCCGTCTTTATTTTCTTTTTTTGAGGGATATTCAGTTTCGTAAATAATAACCCTGCCAATCTTATCTATAAATTCAAATAATTCTTCTAGTGTAGTAATTTCTTTTATAGAAAATCTGTCTGTTATATATGAAGTTTTTATAAACTTAAATTTCATTTCTTATTCATATTTTCTAAACCTATTTAGATTTATTTGAATTGCTGTCCCAAGTCCTTCTTTTGGAAAACGGTCTTTAAGTTTAAGTCCTGTTTCAAGATATTTGTGGCGAACAGCATAATCGGGAACCTCAATATCAGTATGCCCAAATTCTCTTTTTTCTGTGTTAAGAACCATTCCCCCAACTCCTTGCATTTTGGTAGCGCTTAATCCTTCATCAAGAACTTTCGTTAATTTAGAATCGGGAATTGTCCGTTGTAAAAGCACTTGCCAACTTCTTGATTTTCTTACTTGAGTTTGGTTTGTTTTGTCTTTATATTCCGCTATCACTGCAGACTTCATTGTTTCACCTTTGACCACTCTAGCAAAAACTTTTTTAATTTTTTGCTTGGGTTCCATATTGTATTTTTTACGCTTAATCATAAGGTATTCTAAGAAATCTATCATTTTTCTAAAAACATTAAAATACCTATCCAAAATAATCCCACAAGCACTCCAACTATAATGGATATAAAAAAATTTGTTATTGTCATTTTATTTGAATAATTTTTTATTAGGGTTAAGTTAATTTCTTAATTAAATTCTCTAAATTCTTTTTGTATCTGGCTCTGTTTTTAACTTTTTTTGCTCGCTTATTTTTATTTTTCATTGTATTTTATATCTACCATTGACGCTCTGTGTTTTTTTACTATAAGCATAAAATCATCTAAAAAAGATTGAATTAGGGGAGCAATCGGCTGATTATTAGGTGCTACTATTGTAATTGTGTATTTTATTGGTTGGGGGTTGGGTGATATATTCACAAATGTCTGGTTTTTATCATCACTACTTGTTACCAACTTATCCACCTTTCTACCAATTTCCTCCATTCTTTCAATATACTTTTGAAAATCTTTCTGATTTATTTCTATTTTAATGTTGTTTTCTTCCATATTCTTATTATATTACTTTTAATATACGACCACAACTATTTCTTGTGTTTATGTAATTTTATATTTTCGTCCAATATTTCCATATATTCCGCCAAGTTTTCTAATCCATCTACGACCCGATGACAATTACACACAATACAGCCGAAATCATAGTCTTTACACTTTTTGCCAAAGTCCTTAATGAGTTTTTTTCTAAATATCTGGGCGAGTTTTAAGAGATTAGGTTTAGTCATTGTGGTGGTTTTTTAGTTTTCTTCATTATCTTAATCATAACATAGGGTTAGCTTGTAATTATTTTTTTAATAGTATCTAGCACAGCATTAACTAACTTTTTTTCATCGTAAGTTCTTGCTTCCCAGCTATCCATTCCTTTGCCGAAAATAGCGACTTTCCTTTCATCTGTTTTTAACTTATCTATTTCTTGAATGAGATATTTCTTTTGAGTATCTAGGAAAGCTATTTTCTGTATTTCTTCTTTCTTCATATTTTTATTGGGGGGTTAAAATTATTTCTCAACTGCCTTTTTCAATTCCTCATAAATCATTTCGTATTTACTTCGCGCCTCAACAAAATCGTGCCAAACATTAAGATTTACTTTAATTGTCTTGTCTGCCAAATGTTTCGGGAACATTCCAAAATCCCAGACCTTTACCCTGTCTAATTTTGCGCTTACTTCAATTTTCTTTTCTTTTTTCATCTTTGTTTATTTAGGGTTTATTCAGAGTACTCTAACTTTTTAACTTCGTCGTTAAGAGCGGCGACTTCTTTCTCGTGGACTTCTTCCATCTCTTTTATCTTGGTTCTTAAGTCAAGTATCTCGTCAGCCATTTCTTCCAAGTTAAAACCAAACTCGTCCATAATTCTGAATGTCCATCGGCTCGGTATATTTAATTTTCCATCTTTGTCTATTTTCATTTTTTTTATTGGGGGGTTAATGACTTTTATACTTCTTCACGAAGCGGGACTCGCAATTCCCATTCTTCTGGGGTTACGACTATGCCCAGTTCTCCTTGACTTAATGTCATATACATTTTACTAAATTATTTACTAATACGACCTATTTATTTTCTTTTTCTTCCGTGATAATTTCTTCGGCAATCTTGACCAACTCCGCCTTATTGACTTCAAACAAAATGGCATTCAGAGCTTCTTTACCTGTATCAGTGAGCTGAAGGTCGCCATTGATTAAATTTGCTTTTATAAGTTTCTTAATGTCAGAATCCAAGAGTCGCTTCATCATATTGTTTAATTTCATTTTTTGTCCGTCTTTTTTGCCTTCGGACAAGGCGTTATTTTTAATAATCTCTATTTCACTGGGGTTGTCAAAACCAATAACCCACGAACACTTATAATTTCTGACAGAAGGTGATATATTTCCTACTACGCCACTCCTGGAATTTTGCCAAACAAAAAATTTATCAGGCCGAATTTCTCCTATTTCTCCTTCAAAAAAAGCAGTTTGGTTACCTCCGTTGCTCCCATTCGTCCTCACCCAATCTCCTACATTTATTTTTCCTTTACAATCTATTATTTGCATTTTATAATATCATTTTCTAATAATACGACCCTTCCATTGTAACCCTCGCAAATTACTTTTAGTTTTTCATAGGATTTATTTATTGACTCTATGTATTGAGCTTCTTCCGTGTCCATTTTTATTGTTTCGGCGTCAGCCCATTCGGTTACTTTATTTCCTGTAAGTAT